TGTCGCTGTACGCCTTGTTGACCTCGGCGATCCCCGCCGGACCCTGTTGCAGGAGACCCTGAGCGAACGGGATGCCCTCCGGTCCCATGCCGGCGATGTCCGAGAGCAACGCCTTGCCGGCGCCTTGGGTCGCGAGCGCCTGGAGGACGTCGGCGAACATCCCTGCCGTGGTTGCCTGTCCCTGGAAGAAGTTCTGAGGGCTCTGACCCGTCGCCATCGCTTCCGCCGCGCCGGAGATGTCGAAGAGCGAGGAAAAGCCGCCCTGGATGCCCTGCCCGAAACTCGACGACTTACTGAGCATGTCGCTGAGTTTGTCCTGGAGCGCACCGAGCACCTTCTCGGCGGCGCGTAGCAGTTTGTTCTCGTGGCTGAGCATCCCCTGGACGACGCCCTCCATGAGATCGGCGCCCGCCTTGCGACCTTCCTTCGAAGGCGAGGCGTTGCCCAGAGCGTTGTTCAGGTTCGCGACGACCCGGAGGCCCAAGCTAGTCGCCGCGGCCGTGGCGGCGCCGCCGCCCGCAGTGATCCCCTCTGCCGCGCCAGCACCGAGCTGACGGCCTGCGGTACGCCCTCCCTCGTGGAGGATCTTGCCGAAGTTCCCGGTGATCTGCTTGGCCGACTGATCGTTGAGTCGCTTGAGGGCGACGGCGTCCTGTGCGATCTGCTTCTTGACTTCCCCCCCGGCTTCGGCCCATGCGTGCCGCTGGTCCGCGGGGAGGTTGGCGAGCGCCGCCTTCGCCGCATCTCCGAGATCCTTGCTGCTGAAGATCTCCTTCAGGTCGGCGTGCTGCTGGCGAGCGATCTGCACCGCGAGGCGGGCCTGCTTCGCGAGCTCCCGCGGCGTCGTCGAGAAGGCGTCCTCGAGCTTCTCGAACTGCCCGATGGAAACCTGAACGGACTCGACGATGTTCTGGCTGAACTCCGTGAGCGCCTTCTCCCCCATGCCGGCGAAGGACTGCACACCGTGACCGGCCTTCCGCGCCGCTTCGGCGACCTTGTCCAGCGTTGAGGGCAACCTTTGCTGCGCTGCCTGGAACCTCTCCGTGTCACCTCCGGCTGCAAAATGAGCCGCTCCAGCCACAGCGGTTGCATCCGCGAGCGCGAGCATGTCGTAGATCCGTTGCTCGACGCTGGCTTGGCTGACGCCGAACTGCTCGGCGAGCGCCTCTGATGCACGGTGGAATCGCTCATCGCCACCAGTTGCCAGGCTGTATCCCTCATAGATCGCGTTGAGCCCTTGGGCGTATTCCTTCCCGCGCTCGATCAGAGCCGGGTCCACCCCGACCACCGGCACCTCGAACGGCGCGGTGGCGATGTCGGCGATCTCCGCGAGGACCCCAAGGAGGTCGGCTAGGGCAGGGAGCAGATCGGTCGCGATCTTCTGCCCTGCGATGGCGATGTCGTTGAGCGCCTGCTTGATCTGGAACGCCGACCCCTCGCTGGTCGTCTTGAACGCCTTATCTGTATCCCCGGTCGAGTCGGCGACGTTGGCAAAGATGGCATCGACTTTGTCGGCGGCCTGCCCGGTAAGGCCCAGGACGCCGGTGAGCGAGCGGATGTTGGGGACCACGTCCTGGAGGATGCCGAAGTAGTCCGCCTGGGTCTTCGTGCTCGCCCGCGCCGCCGTATCGAGCAGACGGAGCGCACCGATGATGCCGTCCTCAGAGATCGCGTCGAGGAGATCCTGCGCTGATAGCCCGAGGTGTTCCATCGCCTTGGCTGCCTCGGTCCCAGGGGCCGCGAGGGCCTGCATAACCCCGCGCATCGCGGTGACTGCTTCGTTCACGTCCAGGCCGATGTTCGACAGCACGGCCATCGAGCCAGCGACCTGATCGAACGTCACCCCGACCGCAGACGCGATCGGCAGGATCCGCCCGAGCGCGCCGGCGAACTCCTCGGGCTCGGCACGTCCCTCCCTGACCGCCGCGACGAGGGTGTCCGTGACACCCGCCGCCGTAAGGCCCGAGTCCGAGTAGGCGTTCAGCGCCGAGGCGACGATGTTTGCTACGTCGGCGGTCTCTCCCAGACCTGACGCTGCGGCCTTGGCTGACGCCTCCAGGGCGGGCATGATCTGCTTCGCATCGAGGCCGGCCGATGAGAGGAAGAACAGGGCGTCGGCGAGCTCCTTGGGGGCCTTGGCGGTCTCCCCCGCCAGAGACAAGACCTCGCCCTTCCAGGACTCGATGTCCTTAGCCGAGGCGTTGGAGATGGCCCCAATCCGCTGGAACGCCGTGTCGAAGTCCATCGCCGCACCGATGCTCTTGGCAGCCATGACGGCGATCCCCGCACCAGCGGCCAGCGCACCGACGCCGATTGGGGAGAGCGACTTCACGGCGCCGGTCCCGAGCGTGGCGAGCGATGTCTGGGCCTTCGCCGCACCGGCGGTCACGCCGGTGGTGTCCATCCCCATGATGATCAGGAGCTGGGCGAGGGTGGTCAGGGTGCACTCCTTCTCGAAGACGTACACTCGGGGCCATGAGCCAGCGGATGACGACGGTTCTCGGAGGGATCCTGCTACTCGTAGGGCTCTGGTTCGTTGCGTCGACCTGGTTCGGGACCTCGCTCTGGGCCGGGACCGGCTCCCGTGTCGCGACCGCGTACTACATCGCGAACATCATGGTCTAGTCGGCCGGGAGTTCGCCCAGCTGTTTCTCGCGGGCACGCTCCACCGCCGCGGTCATCTCGAAGACCGTTGCCATCTGCTCCGGCGTCTGCTCCCACTCGGGAACGCCACCGACCAGGAACTCCTCCATCCCGAAGGGGTCCGGATGGCGCTTGCGGTCGCGGTGGATGTTCGCCAGGGTGCAGGCGACGAGCGCTGCCGAGTGATCGGGCCGGAGGTAGACAGGTCCATTCTCGGCTTCGTACGCCTGCCACTCGCTGATCTCATGCGACGAGATACGGCGGAGCATCTCGGCGACGCTGCGATGCCCCAGGGCAAGCGTCAGGCGGAAGTAGAAGGCTCGCTCGGGGCGTCGTCGAAACCCAGCGTCAGCTCCTCGACGTCATCCTCGCCCATGCCGGAGAGCTCGAGCGCCTTCTTGAAAATGCGGTTGAGAGCCGAAGCCGACTTCGCCGAGATCTCGCCGATCTGCGCTTCGGCGAACGTCCTGGAGCCATCCGGGTTCCGCACCGACAGGACGACGAGCTTGCTCCGGGCATTCTGGAGGTTCGCCTTCGAACTGCGCCCCCGCTGGTCCAGCAGTGAAGCTTCGTAGGCGTCGCGCTCGCGCCCGGTGAGTCCACGGACCCTTACGGTGCCCTTCCACTCGGGCACCTCGACCAGCTCCTCGACGATGTCCTCCGTGCCGAGGATCTCTGCTGCGGTGAGCTCCTTCATCGTTCCCCCCTGTCCGTTCTCGTTCACGAATACTCCACCTCGATCGATCCAACCACCTGGAGTGTGAGCTCGGTCGCGCCGTCTATCCCCCAATGCCCATCGACAGAGACGACCGCGGGAAACATGACCTCAGATAGGCCAGGGAGGGTGACGTAAACCTGTGCGCGGTTGGCCGCGTGCTTGGTGCCCTTGAGACCCGCGGGCATGACGATACGGAAGTGCGCGGCGGTCGATTCCCGCTCCGGCATCAGCCCCGCCCCCCGTTACCACGTGGATCGAACCCAGGCGCGACGGCGATCTGCGGAACGGCGATGCCAGCGGTGGCCTTCGGGCGGTCACCGACGCCGACCGCTTTCTGCATGTAGAGCACCCGTGGCGGATCGTCGGGCTCGAGCGCCTCGTGGATCGCGCGCAGACCAGCACGGACGCGGTTGTCGCCACCCTTGACCACGATGCTCTGCATGCCGGGGGCCGTTGCTAGCAACACGATGGTGCCCCGTTCCGGCCCCTCCGTTACCGTGCCGTGACTGAAGGCCGCCATCTTGGCGGCGTCGATCATGTCGAGCCCGTCGTCCGTGACAATCCACATGCCGTTTCCTCCCCTGTCGGTGCTACGTGACGTTCGGCGCCCCTGAGAGCTTGATGGTCGCCGTCGTGGTGATGGCGCCGTCGGGTTGTGCTTCGATCGGGCCGAACCCGGTGACGAAGCCCTCGAACCCCCACGAGACGCCGAGCAAGGTGGGGAAGTGCAACGCGAACGACGCGCTAGTCCTCGCGACGAGGTCGTTCCACAAGGCGATGTGGGTGACCACGTTGGGATCAAAGACCAGTCCGACCGTGAACTCCCCAGCGTCGATCAGCCCCGAGACGAACTCCCTCGTGGCGTTCACCGAGTCATGCGTCGTGACGTCGATGGTGGACGCCTGGAGGTTCGGCCCTGAGAGCGAGCTGATCTGGGCGATATCCGTGAGCGCCGTGACGATGCCGGATCCGTCCGACGTGATGTCGATGGTCGCGCCGCCTGAGGTCAACGCGAGCTCGAAGGTATTCGTCAGGACGGTCTTGACGAAGTAGACCTTCTTCGCGATGAGCGGCGCGCTACCCGCGAGGCCAGACTTCAGCATCACCGGCTGGGTTGCCGTGTAGCCATGCGCCGTCACGGTCAGCAGGTTCGTCGCGGCCGTGATCGGGTTGGCGGTCTTGTTGATGTCGCCGAAGGCGAGACGAGCACCATAGGCTGCGGACTTGGTCATGCCTCACCTCCGGGGTGATCCTTGATGTGGAGTGCGATCAGCCTCTTGTCCTGCCCCGAGCGACCGCAGATCGGGCAGAGGTACATCGTGACCGGATCCATGCCGGTGAACTCGGCCTTGGTCTGGACCGGCTCGGGAGGGACGTACTTCTTCGCGACCCTCCGATCCGGCATCAGGACCACACCGGTGCGGCGGCCACCTTGAGCGTGATGCTGGCGGTGATCGCGCCATCGGGCTGGGCTTCGATGGGGCCAAAGCCGACCACGAAGGCCGTGAAGGTGACGGTCTCGATGCCGCCGGTGAACAGGTAGACGATCGAGTACGACGCTGACGTCCGCGCCACGAGATCGTTCCAGAGCGCGATGTGGGTCGCGACGTTCGGGTCGAAGACCAGCGCAGCGGTGATCTCCCCCGCATCGATGAGACCGGACACGAACTCGCGGGTCGCGTTGACCGAGTCGTGCGTGGTCACGTCGATCGTCGAAGCCTGCAGGTTCGGTCCTGACAGGCTGGAGACGGCCGCGATCGTGGTCCCCGCCTTCTTCAGCTGCGTGCCGTAGGCAGCGAGCTTTGCCATGCTTCCTCCTTCTCAGAGCGCGTAGAGCGCGGTTCGGACGGTGTTGGTGACGAGGTCGGAGACCTGCTGATCTTCAGCTTCGAGCGCCGGCCCGAGGTACGCCTGAGCCCGCATGTTCCGCGTGCCGAACTCGACGAACCCAGCGTAGCCTTCGGCCACGGCGACCCCTTCGGGGACGGGGCTGATTGACGCCGCGAGAGCACCCGTCCGTTTAGGGACGAGTTGACGAGCCTTGGCGGCGACGAGCTCCTTGCCTGCCTCGAGCCCTACCTGCCCGAGCTTCTCGGCGATGATGGGGACCGCGGCGATCTTCGCCAGCGCCTGAGGCAGGCCCACGATGACGACGTTCATCTGACCAGCCCGCGCATGAACGAACTCAGCGTCTCCTTCTCGTTCTGAGTCAGGAACACCGCCGGTGCGTAGCCTCCCGACTCCAGCGCGATCTGCCCCAGGACCTCGGGCGACCCGCTGGCATTCGGCGCATACGCCCTCGCGGCGGACTCGATGCAGATCGTCCGAAGAACGGAGAACTCTGAGTCGGTTTCAGCGAAGCCGTGCGAGTAGGTCACGGTCGCACCCCGGGTCCACGCCGAGCCGGGAGCCGCCACGCTGCCGGAGCGGATCCCGCGCGGTATCACGTAGTAGTCCGTCGTCGCCACCCCGTCGACCAGGACCTCCGACGCCTCCGTCACCGGACGCTGGGGGAGGCTGAGGAACGTCGACGCGGTGGGGTAGCGCGTAACTTCATCGTCCTCCACGAACGAGAGCGTCTGACGAGAATGCGAGCGCATGAGTGACGACGACTGCAGTAGTAGCGCCTGCAGGCGTGCCAGATCGTCCGGGATGACTATCCCGGTGAACTCGCAGAACTCGGTCGCGGTGGCGAACGGCCCGAGCATCCGCTTCAGAACACCCGCTGGAGAGTCACCGTGCCGTCCACCAGCGACTGCCCGTAGCCGATGCCGGTCTCCGACGGCGGAGCCGCCGCCGACGTGCCGGCGGTCGTCACGACGTAGAAGTTTCCGGCGATGAACTGGACGTAATCTTTCAGGGCGTACGCCGTAGAGTTCGCCCTGGTCGTGGCGATCAGCGTTTTGCCGAAGGTGTCCAGGTTGGCGGCCTGGACGTTCCGCCCGATGTAATCCTTCGCGGGGTCTGTGGTCCCCGGTGTCGCGTTGAGCAGCAGCCGCCCGAGGAAGTCGCGCAGCCGTAGCGTGGTTGCCATCTACTTCACCTCATCCTTCTTCGCGGCTGTGGCCTTCTTGGGTTCGGGCTCTGGCTTATCGAGCTCGGCCAGGCGCGCCTTAGTCGCCTTCTTTTCCACTTCCATCCCAGCAGCCTCGTACATGGCGAGGTCGCGTTCGAGTTGCAGCCGCATGAGCTGTTCCTCGGACATGGACATGCCTTCTCCTTTCGGTTCGGGGGGAGAGACCGAAGCCCCTCCCCCCACCTGCCGAGCGTCTTTACGTGGCGGTTAGCTCGATGATGCCGTTGTCCACGAGACGCAGCGGCGTGAAGTAGCCCGCGTACGCCACCTGAACGCCGAGCACCGACGGCTCTGTGACCTGGAGCGTTCCCACTCGCTGCTCGTAGACCTCCACCGCAGCGGTCGAGAGAAGGAACGCCTTGTTGGTCCCCAGGCCAGCCGACATGTACGTCGGGATCCCGGCGACCGCGCCGATGAGGCCCTGCGAGAAGTCACCCGCAGACAGACCATCTCCGGTCTGGGCCACGCTCACGATCGGAGCGAACAGCGGCCCGAAGACTGGCAGGCGTCCCGGCGATAGTGCCAGAACAACTCGACCGAGCCCCGCGGTGGCCGTGTAGACCGTGGACGCCGCGGTCCACAGCGCCGCCCTGATCGTCGCCGCGGTTGGCGACGCCCCATAGCCGACGTTCGTCGACGTGGAGGCGTCGAGTGAGACACCCAGCGCCGCCTCCGTCTGAACGGCATACCGGGCTGCGAGGTCGTTGATGATCGTGTCCATGACCCCGGGCGAGGAGAAGTCGATGTTCTGGCGCGAGACGTTGACGTACCCGCCGTACGTGACCGCGTTGGCGGTCAGGCGGGTGATCGTCATCTTCTGCGACACCAGCTCAGCCTTCTCGTCCGCAGCCGCACCGGCCGAACCCTGAACCGCCACCGATGTCCCCTGCGTCACCAGGGGGCGGAACCATGTGGCGGCCGGCATCGGCCTCGGTCCGAGGACCTGGACGAGCGGCCGTGCCGCGTCGATGAAGTTGATCACACCATCGAGGATCGGGTTCGGAATGAGCCCGAGGTTGTCCGGGGTTTTCTGGTGTGCCGCCGCACGGTGGAAGACCTCCAGCCGTTCGGACGCCGCCCGGTCACCGAGAGCCGATTTGTACGTCTCCAGCGCGTACTCGCCGGCCGAGCGGTACTCGACCTCTCCCGACCCGACCCGGCGAGCGGCGGTGAACGCCTGGTCGAGCTGCTTCATCCGGGCGGACACCTTGGCAGACTCGTCGGAGAACCCCTCCAGCTCGGTCAGCTGGTTCTGGATCTCCCCCATCCGGGTCCGAAGACCCCCCAGGGTTTCCTTCTCGGCGTCGTTCAGATCACGGGAGGCGTCCTCGGCGTTGGCGATGATGCCGTTCGCCGCGGAGTTGCGCTCCTCGAGCTCCTTCTCGAAACGCCGGATCATGGCGTCGTTAGCCCGAGAGTCGGGCATGGTCGTGCTCCTTCCTGATAGGGGGGACACCGCCCGCTCAGCGGTTCGTAAGTCTTTGCCTCGCCCAGGCGAAGACCTCATCGTCCCGGAACTCATCGAGTGCTGGGGTGGACGGCAGGGGTTCCTGCTCGACCACCTGGAGCCCCGACGGTTCCGCTCGAACCGCGAGCACACGGGCTCCTGCGTAGACCGGAGCTTCCGTCATCGCCAGGTGATCCACGAAGGCTTTCATCACCCGACGTAGACGGCTGCTGCGGTGAACCTGGACATCGGAGGGCTTCGCCAGCCGGAAGCCGACCGATGCCGAAACCATGTCCTCATCGGCGAGGTTGAGCATGTCATCGCCCAGAGGCGTCTTGCCGACCTTCACGGTGCCGAGCAGACCGGCGTCGGCGTTGGTGAACTTCAGCACCTTGCCGATGGTCTTCCCGCGGACGTGCTCGTGGTTGACCGGTACTCGGCCGGCGTGATCCTCGATGCCGTCGAACGCACCACGCACGAACACCTCGTCCCACTGCTCCCCGCGCCAGAAGACCTCCCCCTTCTCTTCCCAGGGGACCGCGATGAGATCGATGAGGCGTTGCTTGGTGTCTACGTCGGTGATCGTGGAGGAGCGAAGTTCCACGCCATCCATCGAGGAGGCACGGCGCTCGTTCGCATACAGAGCCGCGAGCTGAGCCTTCGCCTTCTCCTCGGTCGGGTGGCAGCCGGCGCTCGAGCCGTCGTCGTCCTTGATTACGCAGAACTCGTCGTCGCGCTTCTCGAGGTGCCACGGCACTACTGCTCGCCTCCTGTGATCACGCTCATCGTCACGTCTTCATCCGGAGCTTCGTCCGTCATCTCGCCCTGGAACCGCTCGTACATACGAACCTCCTCGGGGGTGACGACACGCGCCTCGATCAGCTTCGGCCAGGCGTCGGCGCGCTGCTCGAAGGACGGCCGGCTGTATTCGTCATGGTTGAGCTCGACCGACTGACCGCGTGGGAGCGCCCAGAACGACAGCGCGTGCATGACGTGGATGTCCATCGGCCGGAGCATCTGGCGGTCGTGGAAGTCGAAGAGCATGGTCACGTTCGAGTACGTCATCGAGTCGCTCCCCGAAGGCAGACCGACAAGGAACGGCGGCACGCCGAGCAGCACGGCGATGCGGGACTCGTTGAACTGACTGATCTCCAGCATCGTCAGGTCCTTGGGAGATACCCCGGCGTGGTCGACAAGCTTGGCGCCGCCATCGAACACGGGCGGCGCTGACGGTGTTTGGACCCTGCTGGCAAGGTACTGCGTGATCAGGTCCTGCGCCTCGTTCTCCTCCAGGCTTTGGTCGGTCTCGATCGTCCGCAGGGGGATACCGCCGGTCGCGACGACCTCACGGGTGTATTTCGCCAGCAGGCCGGCCGTGAGCATCCGCCCTCCGGCCGCTTCGAGCGCGCCGACCCCCCGAGCGTTGTCGGTCGTGGACTTGTACCGGATGTGCAGGATGTCCTCGGTCACGTCGGGACCCGTTGCCCCACCGAGGAAGTAGCGCCGAACACCGCCCGCCATCTCGACGTGGAAGGCCCAAGCGGGGACGACCCGGAAGCGGGAGGGGAAACCGCCGGCGAACGCGGCGATCTTCATGATGAAGACCTCGCCGAGTTGGAAGTCCCAGAACAGTTGCTTGGCGAACTCCTGCCACGACGAGTAGATCGACGGATCCGGGTTCACCATCCACGACAGGGGCTCCATGACGTGCCCGGCCCGGACCCGGACCACTGGCATCGAGGACAGGACCGAGGAGTTCTTGTCCAGGCATCCCCAGGCGACGTCGACGAGCTCGTTGAACCGTGATCCCATGTCCCAGGCAGTCGACCAGTCCGACGGCCAGCCGGCCCAGGGGGAGGGATAGAACGAGGGCAGGGACCGCGACTCGACCGGATCGCCTTCGATCTCGACGCCGTTAGGATCACCGCCGCCTTGGCCCGCCCCGACGCTGCTCGGCGGGTTCGCGTTGGGCGTCTCGCCCGCATGGTTCACCCCGCCGGTCAGGAAATCCCAGAAGCCCATCTATGCCCCTTTGTAGACGTGAATCTTCGGCGTGGCCTTACCCATCTCCGTGACGCCGTGGACCGCCATCACCAGCGCGACCAGCCCACGGGACCGATCGGTGACCTCGTACCGCTCACCAGACTCGTTCGTCTTCATCGTCGCCGAGAGCGCGTGAGCCCGGAGCACCGGATCTCCGTCGTGCATCAGCAGGCCCGCCCGGAGCATCCGGTTGAAACTCCCCGTAGCTGCCGCAAGGGCCGCTATCGACTGCGGCGCCTCGACCACCTCGAGCCGCTTGTCGGCCAGCAGCTCACGGGACCGGATGAACCCGACCCCCGGCGCGTGGATCTCGGCGTCGTAGGACCGGCACAGCTCCAGGATGCGGTCCTCGGTCCTGACATAGATCGAGCGGTCCTCCTCGGCGTCGATGACCTCGACCTTGCAGGCCACCCGTCCCTCGGGCCGTGAAGCCACGATGGCGATCGCGGCGTTGTGCCCGACCGAAGGAACTAGGACGACCCGCTCGCCCGGCTCGATCCGGCCGATGTCGACCTTGCCCCGATCCCAGGTCGTCGCGTCGATGGGGGCGTCGTCCCCGACCCCCCATCTCCCGCAGGCGTACCGCACCCACTCGCCGGGACTCACCTTCACCGACCAGGAATCCCGGCGCCGGCGGAGCTCGGCGACCGTCTGCCAGGGAGCGGGGTTTGCCATCTTGACGAGCGTCAGGTCGTCGGTGTCGTCCTCGTCCTCCAGACCCCACTCCACCAGGACGACCGAGCGATCCGGGGAGGTATACAGCCGCCGGCGTCCTTGCTTGTCACACGGATGCTGGATGGCCCGTTCCCGGATCCGGCCCAACGGGGAGTCGAAGTCCACCCCCGGGTTCGTGATCGTGATCATCTGTCCGTGCCGCGGCGTCAGACCGTCTCGGAAGATGGCGTAGAGCCCGCTCGTGGGGTGGTGCTGGTACTCGTCCACGATCGCGAGTGTCGGGATGACGCCCTGCGCGGTTCGGACATCCGCCGGAAGAACGCGGATCCTGCCCAACCCGTAGCGGATGACCCATGTTCCACGCGATACGTCGAAGATGCCCTCGTACTCGGCGTACTTGCCCGCGCCCGCCTTCCGGCGGCGATCCAGGCCGGACTGGAAGACAAGGTTGGCGGCCTGGTTGTACAAGATCGCCGCCTGCTTCTCCGAGGACGCCCCGATCACACACTCGGCCGCCGCCGTCATCAGCAGGTGGTACAGCGCGAGCGCCGCGACGAGCGTCGTCTTCCCGTTCTTCTTCGGCATGATGATGATGAGCTCCACCACGCCGGCGAAGTAGAACCCCAGGAGCCATCCCTGGAACCTAGCCAGCCTGAAGGTCGATCCGTCCTCGAGCACCAGTAGCCGGCAGAAGGCGCGGAAGCCTTTGAGCCCGTACGGCAGGCGCTGGATACGTTCCACGGCGTTCATGAGCGCGCGGATTCTCCGGCTCGCGCGGCGATAGTTTCGCGCGACGATCTCAGGAAAAAACGCGATCTCATCGCCGCGCCCGAACGCCACGCAGTTTCCCACCATGCCGACGGTTGCACGATCGATGCTCACGCCGTAGCTCGGGTCCGCCACCGAGGGCCACCGCTACGACGTGCCCAGCCTCCCAGGGGTCCCCTGCCCTTGGGCCGCCTCCACACCTCGCACAGACCTCAGGGCTAGCAGCCATGAGGGAGCGTGCTCCATCCCGGTGTGCCCTGCTATGCCGGGGATCCCCCCTCTGGGACTTCGCCCGACCGTGGTGCCTGCACCCCACCACCCCGCAGATACAGCGCCTCCTCATACCGCAGGCACCGCCTCGTCGATCACAATCTCCTGGTAGCTGGAGCCGGGGAAGCGCTGCACATCCCCACCTGCGAAGGTGACCACCCACTCCACGAAGTAGGCACCAGCGTCGGCGGTCTGACCAGCGGTGAGGTCGAAGGAGACCAGGCCGGTAGCGGCATCGGTGACCGTGGCTGCGCCGGACAGCAGGAACACCCCGGTCGGGGCATGCATGACCCGACACACCACCGCAGCACCGGCGAGATCGGCGTTGAGGTCCGCCGTGATGGGGATGGTGTCCCCGGCCTTGATCCGCACCTAGACCACGGCCTTGTGGGTCGTGGCGTAGGGGAGTCCGAACGTAATGGGCGTGTCAAGTCCACACGTCAACGGCTTATGCACATCGTCAACTACCTCGACCATCATCTAGCCACCCCTACCATCGTCGTGTCCCGAGCGAGCGCCTCGGCGAACTCCTCCTCAGCACCAGCGGTATCGGTCGTGTCCATCGCTTCGGCATAGGGGACCGGCCCACCAACCGCCCCGCCGAACACCGTAGGAGTCGGCACCAGGGCTATACCCGCCACCGTAGCGACCGCCACTACCGCCCCACCACGCACCGTCGGTGACGGCACCGTTGCGATGGCCGCAACCGTGGCGGGCGTCGCCGTTCGATCCGACCGCAGCGTGGGGGCCGGGATCGTGGTGACCGCGACGACCGTCGCCGGTGTGACCCGAGCTGCGGCCAGCACCGTCGGCGAGGGCACCGTTGCCACCGCTGCCACCGTTGCGGGCTGGGCCAGCCCATCCCCACCGACCGAGATCGTCGGAGCCGGGACGGCGGCGATAGCCGCCACCGTGGCGGGCGAGGCGATCGCCGTACCCCGAACCGTTGGGGCAGGGACCGACGCCACCGCGACCACCGTGGCCGGTGTGGCGGTGATGCCGGTGATGATCGTCGGAGCCGGTACTGCTGCGACCGCAGCAACCGTGGCGGGCTGCGTGATCGCGGTGCCTCGGGCCTGCGGTGCTGGCACCGATGCAACGGCGGCTACTGTCGACGGGGAGGCAATCGCTCCGCCCCGTACGGTCGGTGCCGGAACGGATGCAACGGCCGCGACGGTCGCCGGGCTCGCGATCTGATCCGAGCGGAGCGTGGGCGAGGGAACCGCGGCGACCGCGGCGACGGTCGAGGGTGTTGCGACCGCCGTGGCCTGAACGATTGGGCTCGGGATCGACGCTACGGCTGCGACGGTCGCGGGCGTGGCGGTCGTATCTCCGCCACCGGCCTGCTGTTGGGCTGCTGGGAGATGTGGGCCGTACCACGGTGCCCACATCTAGGCGACCTTCCGGATACTCCAGGTAATCACTCGGTCGGTGCCAGTCACCTTCGTCAGAGAGAACGTCCACTTGTGGAGAAGGATGAAGCTCGGGCTAATCCATATGTCCTCGGTGCCCTGTGCGTTGGCGAAGTCCTGCGAGTAGAAGATGCCGCGGGTATCGCCGGCCTGAACACTCTCGTAGGCTTTGAACCGGAACACGTCGCCATCGGCGAGGAGGGTGAGATCGAGCAACACCTGGTACACGCCGTCGGCGGCGTTCTCTGTGATCGTCGTCGTATCGGTGGGTAGATCATGCTCGGTAGTGGTGATGGACTGCGTTCCGGCGAAGGCTTCAGAGATCGCCATCAGTACACCCCATAGCAGACGAAGGCCATCGCCTCGGCCGTTGCCGAGGTCTGAGCACGGAGGTGGAGCGTGGTACCGGTGGGGACGTAGCAGTAACGGCCGCCCTGCGGGATGTTTGCACTTGCCTCGGCGGAATCCGAACGCATGAGGAACTCGTCGAGGCCGAGGATCGCCACCGACGAACTCGATCCGAGGTCAACCGCTAGCAAGCCGGCGTTCATCGTTGTATCGGTGTTGCCGCCGAGCATCGGCAGCGCATATCCCCATTCCCGCGCCGTTGTTCCAAGTGAGGTCAGTGTTCCCTCAGATGCGCCGCCGGGGGTGACGTAGGTGCCACTCGAAGTAGCGGTGTCAGCGCCGATGGCCTCGACGCCGGTGCCGGTCCAGTGTTGCGAACGGCCCCCACCGAGAAGCTCGATCATGCAGCGGACGGCGGTGGTTACTCGGACGGAACGGTGCGTCGCCGACAGGCGTGTTCCGGCAGGAATGAACAGCGGGAAACCATAGCCACGGGTTCCGGGGCCAGCGGTTGTCGGTATGCTGACCCATCCGGCAAGTAAGTTAGGGATGAGTGTGACTTCGTTGCCGGCGCCGCCGACTTTGATGTTCACCAGCGAGTCGGAGTCGGTGGCCGAGGCGCTGTTCGAGTGGAACCAGATGTTCACCCAATCGGTGTCGAACGCCGTGGACGCGATAAGTGCGGTCTCGGTCGCCGGTTCGACATGAGCCGTGCCATCGGACAGAAGTGACGTCCCCCACGTCGTCAGGGGCTGGCCGGTGAAGTTCGCCTCGCGCCGTACACCCTTCTGTTTCGGCAAGAGCAATGGCATCAGGCTTCTCGTTCCTGAACGAGCTCACCGTGGATCTGCCACTGGTGCCCGTTCGCGCAGGTGACGATCTGGTCGATGGATAGGTGCATGTGACCACCGACCGTTCCGTCTCGGCCGATCTCACCGCGGGCGGCATAGATCGGCAGCGCGAGGACCAGGCTGTCGATCGGGCAGAGCAGGTCTCCGCGTGCCACGGCTATGGCGTCAGGTCGATCGTGAGCACGCCGGTCGACGCGAACTGGATCGTGAACGTGCCCGCCGTCGAGGTGAAGTCGGCACCGAACGTCATCGCCACGATGAGGTTGTTGCCCGCGAGCACGTCGGCATACAAGATCGCGCCGCGCGCGGTGACCGTCGTCGGCGACGCCCACACCTGATCGGCCATGTCGTACATCAGCGTCCCGGCCGGCGACTCGGTGGTCGTCGGCGACACGATGGTCTGGCCGCCGGCGGTGTAGCCGGTGCCGGCGACCTCGTTCGTCGCCGAGTAGGCCACGTCGACCGAGAAGTCCGGGGTCAGCGTGTTCGTATACATCGCCCACTTGTGGGTCGTGAGCGACGTATCGATGGCGAGCTGCGTGGCGTCGAGGATGTCGATGATGTTGTCTACGTAGATGCCGGAGACCGAGAACGCGCCGCCGGAGACCTCGACGATCCGCGACCCGTCGCGCCGGCGCCCGAGGACTCGTGGGCGGTACTCGGGGGCGGGTCGGAGTAGGCCGTCGTCCAGCAGGATCCCGTGCTCGGGGATGTGGACGCGCGACCGGCGTCCGACGATCACCTTCGCGTCGACGGCGTCGGACCAGTGTTCGGTCGTCGTCCCGGCCAGCGTGCCATCGAGCTCGGAGCGGACGGGGCGTTCGATTCTGCGGGGTCGGATGAGATGTGTCATCCCTCCATTCCCCCCGGCGCGGCGACGGCGTCGCCCTGCGGCGTCTCCCATCCGGTGACGCGCCCAGTCCCATCGCGCTTGACGTTCACGTCCGGCGGTGGCCCCTTGGCCTCGCGCAGCGCGCGCTCGGCGCGGCGGACGCGAGAGACCCGGCGCTGCGCCTCCTTGAACTCGGCACGGGCAGCTTTGTCCTTCCGGTCGGCGTGGAACCGCTCGCGGGCGCCCTCGAGTTCCTGCTCCTCGGTGGACAGCTCGAGCCCGCGCTCAGACGCCTTGACAAGCTCGTCCTTCGCCTTGGTCACGGCGATCTCCTTCGGTCGGTGGACGGTGGACGTGGGTCCGAGCGCACGCCCGCAGGGCGTGGGGACGCACGCGGAGATGCGCTCGGAAGAAGTGTGAAGTCGCTCGCGGGGACACCACGCGAACGTGATGCCTTATACGCCTACTCGCCCGCTGTCGTCAAGGGTTACCGCAGAACGAGCGGCGCGTGGTAGTGGTTCTCGCGTCTTGCCTCACGCACATGGGCGACCGT